GTCAAACAGATGAATCGCTCCACGGCCGACGCGGCCGCCGACACCGGCAAGGAGGAGGGGATCGAAAGCCGCAAGCTGTGGTGGAAACGCCTGGCCGATCAGATCATCCAGGACGACTTCGGCGCGCAAGGTCTTGAGTGGGGCTGGTGCGAAGACGTCGAGATCGACCCCCTCAAGCAGGCCCAGATCGACGAGATCAACCTGAAGAATGGCACGACCTTCATCAACGAGGTCCGTGACGCCCGGGGCCTTGAGGGCGTGGCCGGCGGCGACCAGCCGCTGATCTACCTGCCCACAGGCGTCCAGGTGCTGAGCCACGCGGTACAGGCGTCGCTGGCGCCCTCGCTCTCTCCTCCCGCGCTAGCGGGGGGAGGGGACCGCGGAGCGGTGAGGGGGGCGTAGCGCTGCCCTAGCCGAAATACCCGATCAAGCGCCAATGACGGGGCCATGCCCCCTCCACCACGCTGTGCGTGGTCCCCCTCCCCCGCTTCGCAGGGGAGGAGAGTCCCATCCACCCTCTCGTCACAGGAGCGCCCGCCTGATGCGGCTATTTGCAGATCTGTCTAAGGTCGAGGAGCAGGACGACGGCTCCTTGAAAGTGTTCGGCGTCGCCTCTAGCGGCGCGCGCGATGAGGCCGGCGAGATCGTCTCGCCTGACGCCATGAAGGCGGCCCTGCCGGGCTATCTGGCCTTTGGCGCCATCCGCGAGATGCATCAGCCGAGCGCGGCGGGCACGGCGCTGGAGGTCAATGTCGATGACGACGGCTTCACCCGCCTGACCGCCCACATCGTCGATCCCGTCGCCGTCGCCAAGGTGAAGGCTGGCGTCTACAAGGGCCTGTCGATCGGCGGCAAGGTGCTGCAGCGCGACCCCAAAGACCCCACCACTATCACCGCCCTGAAGCTGATGGAGATCAGCCTGGTCGACCGCCCCTGCAACCCTGAGGCCTCGATCAATATGTGGAAGGCGGACGGCGGGTTCGATGTCTATGAGCTTGATTTTGAGACGCCAGATGGGGCGCGGGTGGCGGAGATCGCTGAGGCCTCCAAGGCGCTCTTCACCGCCTTGGCCACGGCGCGAGACGCCACGCCCGTGCAAAAAATCGGCCGCCGCAACTCCGCCAAGGACCAGGCGGCCATCCAGGCCAGCCATGATCAGATGGTGGGCTTAGGCGCGCGGTGCGATCCCGATAACTGCGACTTTGACGATGACGAGGATGAGGACGAGAGCGACGCGGCGACTGACGCCACTGATCTGCCAGAGGACCAGAAGACCGCTTTGATCGCCGACTTGACGAAGGCCTGGACCCAGCTGTCAGCCGAGAAGGATGCGCTGAAAGCCCAGGTCGATAACGTCGCGCCGCAGCTCCAAGCGTTACGCGCAGAGATTGACCTACTAAAGGCTCAGCCCATGCCGCCCAAGACCGCCGGCTCGCACCTCGCCGTCGTGGAAAAGTCGGCCGATGCGCGCGGGGGGCACACCCCAGACGATGCCGACCTAAGTCTGGACGCGGTGCAAAAGGTGCTCGACGCCATGCCGCCCCAGGCCCGCGCCGATCTCCTGATGAAGGCTGCTATGGCGCGGCCCATCCCGATTAGGGCGTAGCGGACCGCAACACTTTCCGCCGTCGCTGCGACGAGGGTCGCAAGCGACGAAGCCGTTGTAAACCATGCCGAATAGCTGAGCGCGCTGCGGGCGTCGCGCCGACGCGCAAGGCTGCGCGTGAGCGGCGGCGAGCGTGTGGCCGGCGACGGTCCATTTGATGGACGCCAACCATGAACTTTCCAATTGATCATATGTACCGCCTGTCCGACCGGGGCGGCGCCGGGCTCAGTTGCGACGCCCAGGGCGTCGCCCTGGGCTCGGCCGAGCTCGCGCGGGTGCATCTAGATGAGGGTGGTATTCGCCGTTGCGAGGACGCTCGCCGAGCGTCCTCGCGCAGGTGCTTAAAGCCGCCTACGGACCTCAACCGGACAGGGTCGTTCAGCGCCTTTATCGTGGCCTGAGCCGAACTGCGGTCTGGCTTGAAGCCGGTGATCTCTGCCACGCCGGCGTCGAGGCTGTGATGCTGCGCATTCCAGACCTCACGCCGACTGCGGTGGCGAAGCTGGCCGAGTTGTCTGACCTCGAAAAACGGGGTGATCATTGGAAAGACGAGCCCCGCCTCCCGGTTGGGCAGGCCGGTGGGGGGGCAGTGGACTACGGGTGGGGGCGGTTCGGCGGCGAGCGGGCCCGCGCCAGTTGATCCGCCCTTATCTGCGCCAACACCCGTATGGACCCCACCGATTGCACCGCGCGACGCGCGAGAGCCAGAGCCAACGCTGGACGATGGCGTCTACCGCCCAGGCAAGGATGGTCCGCGCTTCATCCAGATTGGCGGTCCTCCAGAGGAGATCGACGGGGAGGCTTTCAACGGATCGAATGGCGGCCCGCCTCTAGATGAGGCCCCCACCCTTCAAGAGATGTTTCCAAGCCTAAAGGATCATCCGTACGCGACAGCGCTCATAGCTCCCGTCGACCACTTTATCGGCTTTTCGAGCATGGCCGATCAGGTTGGAAGAACAGCGTCGGCGATGGTTTACCAGAACCTGACGAATGAAATTAAGGCGATCGACCCAAAGTACAACGATGCCGCACTCTTTCCGCCTGGTGGCTTCGCCGGTTTGCCTCAGGCAGATCGCAACCGCATTATCGAGCGCACGTTGATGGATCGCGCCTCGGCCTATTATAGAGTCCGCGGCGATGCTCGCCCGCTGCAAATTGAAACGCTAAAATTTTTGCGGAAAACTGTAGATAAGGCCTTTGCAGATGCGGTTCAGGCGGATCACGCTGGAATCCTGATTCACCGTTTGTCGCGACAAGAGGCCATCGGAAATTTTGTGGATAAAGCTGTTAGAGATCAGCTTAAAGATCTTTATAATAAGAGTGCTGTGCCGTACGGAGCGGGTCAAAATATTAGGATCAACAATCGAGACTATGACTCGTCATCGTCTCAAAAAAATTATGTCATTCCTGACGCCCGGATTGCGGACACAGCATTTGATTGGACGATTAGAATGAAAAAGAGTTCCGATTCCCAAATCAGAGGCTTTTTCGCTGCCGACGCTAGGCCTAAAGGTGTGGTCATAATTCGACCATCTCAAATCGACTCGAACGGTGGCGCCTATTATATCCCTCGCCTTCCAGATATGCAGGGGAAACGATAATGTCTCGTTTGCATGAGCCTTATATACGAAAGAATATTGTCGAGATAAAAGATTTTATCGCATGTATAATTTTGTGGTCGCCGAAATTTTTAGATACAACGGGCTATTTTCCGGAGCGGAATATAGACACTGTATTTCATTCTTTGAATGAGAGCCTGCGACTCATGCAGCAAAAACTGGGTGAGGAAACCTATCTGAAACTCAGAGACCTGTCCGATCGCGCGCGGGCCTGTTTTGAGGCCGATCCCGACGACAAAGCCGATGGTCGACGAAAGGGATGCGCGCTTATCTATGAACTGGAGGACCTGTTGAAAAAGACCGCACGTACGCGGCGAAGTCGAAGCCAGTGATCTAGGCCCGCCAGAAAAGCCCGCCACTAGACGGGCGCTGGGCGCCCCTAGTCCGGGCCGACTTATGATGAAGGCCGCCATCGCGTGGCCGATCCCGATCCGGGCTAAAGTCGCGCCGCTCCTCCGCATGACGAAAAATATTGATTTCGCTTGTGGTTTGTCAGGCTAAGAGCCCCTGACAAGGGGCGTCTCGAAGCACGCACAGCGCGCGCAACAACCCACATCCACCTTTCCCACACCCACTCGCGCCCGCTTGCGGCCGCGTGGGTTTCTCCATGCCTGAAAGGCGCATCCCAACCATGACCGAACACACCTCCGCCGACATCCACAAGATGTTCGTCCAAGCCCACGCCAATCCCAGCGAAGACATCGCGCGCTCCGTCCTGATTAACGCCGGCGTCGATCCAGCCGCGCTGGAGAAGACGATCTCTACGGCCACGGGCCTCGTCGCCTATGATCTGCAAGCGCCGGCCAAGAACCTCTATCCGGTCAATACGCCGATCCGAAACGTCCTGCCGCGGATCAGCGGGGGCACGGGCACGGCGACCAACTGGCGTCAGGTCAACGCCATCATCGGGTCTGGCTATGACGCCTCGGGCTGGGTGCCCGAAGGCCAGCGGGCGGGGGCGATGAGCTATAGCACCTCCACCAAGGCGGCGAGTTTCTGCACGCTGGGTGAAGAAGACGCGGTCACCTACGAAGCCATCAGCGCCGCGCAAGGGTTCGAAGACGTCAGCTCTTCGATGTCGACGCGCCTGTTGCAGAAGATGATGCTGAAGGAGGAGCTGGCGCTTCTGGGCGGCAATAGCTCGCTCCAGCTGGGCACGCCGGCCGCGCCAACGGTGATCGCGAGCGCCGTTTCCGGCGTGACCGGAACCCTGGCGGCGGGGACCTATTCGGTGATCGTGGTCGCCTTGACTCTGGAGGGGATGAAGAACGCGTCGCTGAGTTCGGGCGTCGCGACCAGCACCACGATCACCGGCCAGGACGGTAAGACCTTCACGCTCAATGGCGGCTCGTCCAACAAGTCCGTCAGCGGCGCCATCGCCTTAAGCCTTGGCCAAGTGCTGCAAGCCAGCGTTACGCCGATCAATGGGGCGCTCGGTTACGCCTGGTATGTCGGTCCGGTGGGCGGTGAGACGCTGCAGGCGATCACCACGATCAATTCCATCGCGCTTTCGGCGCCGCTCTCAACCGGAAACCAGGCGGCCACGGCCATCACCGCCGACTGCTCGACCAACGCCACGGCCTTCGATGGACTTTTGACCTGGGCCTTTAAGTCCGGCGGCTATCAGAACACGCTGGCCACCGGCACGCCGGGCGTCGGCACGACGCTGACGGCGTCGGGCAAGGGCACGGTGAACGAGATCGACGCCATGTTGGAAGGGATGTGGGACGCCTATCAGGTCTCGCCCGACGTTCTCTACGTCAACAGCCGCCAATTGCGCGATATCACCACCAAGGCGTTGTCGAGCGGCACGGCGCCCCTGTTGTCGATCCGCCAGGACGCCGATGCGCCGGGCTATCAGCTGACGGCCGGCGGCAATATCGGCTGGTATTTCAACCCCTTCACCATGGACGGGGGCCAGCGGATCCCGATCCGGCTGCATCCCAATGTGCCAGCTGGCACGATCCTGGGCTGGGCCTCCAACCTACCGGCCCAGTACATGAGCAACAACGTGCCCTATGTGGCGTCGGTCAAGACGCGGCAGGACTACTACGCCATCGACTGGCCGATCACGACCCGCCAGCGCCAGCGCGGCGTCTATGCCGAAGAGGTCCTGGCCGTCTACGCCCCCTTCGCCATGGGGATCATCAGCAACATCGCGCCGGGCTGAGGCCTCCACCGATCCAACCGAGGGGCGATCGCAAGGTCGCCCCTCAATTTTCTTCTGAGGAGGTGAGGCATGACCAATATCAATCGCAAGATGGTGCGGCTCTATGCCGGCGAAGGCCAGGACGAGGCCAATTACGGGACCGAACGGTTCCGCGTCCACGAAGACCATACCCTGGAAGTACCGAGTGAGGCGGTCGATAGCCTGGTCCGCGTCGGCGGGTTCGAGCGGATCGCGCAAGCCGCACCGGTTGCGCAGGGCCACATCGCCCTGATCCATCCCCAAAGCATTGGCTGTTCCTGGGGCGGGACCGTCTATCCTCCGGATGCGGAAGGCCTGGTGATTGTCCCGGTCACCGCCGCCGCCGATCTGCTGGCCCATGGCTTTAAGCCCGTCGATGAGGCGCAGGAGGCAAGCCATGGCTGTGGGTGATCTCTGCCAGCTGGCCGACGTTCAGGCTTGGCTGCCGAGCGCCCCGACCACTTCGCCCGGCGTCGATCTGATCGCGCAACTGATCACCGCGGCGTCGCGCGCTATCTGCGCCTATTGCGGCCGGGGTCAGTTCACGTCTGAGACCTATACCGATACCTATGACGGCGTCGGCAAGACCTGGATGCTGCTGCGCCAGTGGCCGGTGCTGTCGGTGACCGCCATCGCCTTGACCCAGTGCGGCGTCACCACCGCCGTCACCGATCCGACCGCGTTTCAGCTGGAAGCCCCCATCCCGGCCGGCGGCGCCCAGCGCCTGACCTTGGTCTCGCCGCATCTGTATTTTCCGCGGGGTCGGGGAAATGTGCAGATCACCTATCAGGCGGGTTATGCGACCGTACCGCCCGATGTGGCCCAGGCCTGTATCGAGGCGGTGGGCGAGGCCTATCAGAGGCGCAATCGCATCGGTCAAAACTCGGTCTCTAGCCAGGGCCAGACCACGGTCTCCTTCAGCCAGAGCGACCTGAATGCGGCGGCCAAGGCGATGCTGGAGCCCTACATCCGCCGCCTGCCGCTGTAGCCGCCCATGGCCGCGCTCAAGCTCACCGGCGCCGACGACCTGGTACAGCGCTTCAATAACCTCGGCGCCGACGTTCAGGCCTCTCTGCTGGCCACCAGCCAGACCCTCGCCGCCGGCCTTCAGGCCCACGTCCAGCAGGACAAGCTCTCAGGCCAGGTGCTCAACCGCCTATCGGGCGATCTGGCCGCCTCCATCGCGGCGACGGTGGAGATCGGGGACGGGGTTGTGACGGCTAATGTCTTTTGCGTCGATCCGCCGCCCTATGCCGCCATCCTGGAGTTTGGCGGCGTGATCCCGGCCCACGAGGTCAGGCCCGTCTCGGCGGAGGCCTTGTCGTTCATGCTCGACGGCCGGCGGGTGTTCGCCAAGGTCGCGCACATCCCCGACGTGACCGTGCCGGCCCATCCCTACCTGCGGGCCTCCCTCCAGGACATGGCGGCCGAGATCACGACCGAGCTGCAACAGGCCGTCGCCCGCGCCCTGCACAACTTATAATTCCAGATCGCGAGGCGTCATGACCCGTGAG